TATGATTGGATTTGGGACAAAAAGAAAGCACCAAATTTTAGAGGAGTAAAAAGCCAACCTTTAATACCTTATGAAGTAATTAGTGTTTTTAATACAAGCACTTATAACCCACAAATGACAAAAGGTAAGATGCGGCAAAAGGGTGGCTATTATTCGGAACACGAACAGGCATTAACCGCAGGAACAAAAGCAAAAGTAAATGACGAATATTACCCAAAAGCAATACTTGAATTTACAAAAGCTGATAATAAGGATAGCAAATTGCACCCAACACAAAAGAGTTTAGAACTTATGGAATACCTTATAAAAACATACACAAACGAAGGCGATATGGTTTTGGATAATACAATGGGCTCAGGGACTACAAACCTTGCTTGTATCAAATTAAATCGCAAATCAATTGGTATTGAAAAGGAAAAACAATATTACGATGTTGCTGTTCGTAGGGCTTCTGAGTATTGCCACTAACTCACATATTGACGCAACTTTATATCGCTTATACAACAACTAAACAAATCTAATTTTGCAACGGAATGACAAAACTATTTCACAACACCGCTTGGAACTATAACAACTAAGTGTTATCTTTGCAACACAATGGAAACGACTGTAACAATACAACCGACACCCAAGCAGATAGCAGATATGCTATTTGAGCTTGATGACAGACAAGTAATGCAAGTACTTGAAGAATGGAATAAAAACTTTGAGGAGGAATATAAGAAGCCGAGTAAGGGGTGTAAAATTGACTTCTATGGGTTCTGTCTGTACTTCACCAAGAACATGAGCTACGAAGCTAAAGAGATGATTAGAGGAATGTACTCAGCATTAATATATAACACTTGCACTGAACCATTCTTTAATCACCGTGAGTACTAGCTTCATCCCCTACTACCGAGTATCCACCGCCAAGCAAGGACGAAGCGGTTTAGGACTCGAAGCCCAACAAGCGATCGTCAAGGCTTACGTTGACCGTGTTGGTGGCACTATACTACAAGAGTTCACCGAAGTAGAGTCAGGCAAGTCGAGAACACGCCCTGAGCTAATGAAAGCGGTGGGGTTATCTAAATCGAAGCAAGCGGTTATCATCGTTGCTAAGCTAGACCGTTTAGCCCGTGACGCAGAGTTCAGCTTCATGATCGCCAACCGAAGCTACGACATTGTATGCTGTGACTTCCCTGAAGGCAACAAGCTACTGTTCGGTATCATGGCGGTGTTAGCGGAATATGAGCGTACGCTTATATCGGGACGTACTAAGGGAGCTTGGAAGGCGCTCAAGGAACGAGGTTATGTGCATGATACTTGCAAGACCCGTACCGAAGCAGACCGTGACGCTTCGTTAGCGTTAGCGAGAGAGAAGTCAGCACAGGTACGTAAGGAGCAGATCGCTGAGCGTGATGCACAGGTACGAGCGATGGCGCAGATGATGAATGGATCGACCCTTCAACAGATTGCCGATCGACTCAACGAGCTGAACTACCGAGCTCCGAAGGGTGGATTGTATAACAAGGAAGCAGTGAGGAGGGTTTTGGCATGATCTACAACCACCTCGACACAGAACCACGCCCTGACCCTGAGAAATGGTTCATGGTGATTGGAATGATAGTAGTGCTATTAGTGTTAATAATAATAACCTTGCTGACCGATGAGGGATGGATATTAGGGATAGATTTCTTCCTAATGGCAGTAGTCTTCTTCGGGTTGGTGGGGAAGGTTAAACAATAAATGATATGAGTCATATAAGAGTTAAAACAACCTATGTAGTGCAAGACGGCATGGGAGGATCAATCAAGCAAGAATTATATTGCGATCACAATCAGTCTTGCGATTGTATAACGTTCTATGATAAAGATGGATCAGTAACAGCTATGGCGTTCGAGGAATGGGCGACAGGAAACGATCTTTGGGATGCTATGCAACGCTTATGGTATCCATTTGAAGATAAATGGGGAGGAGCGTTAAAAGAAGGTGTTGAATATTATTATATTCCACCTTGGGAAAGCTAAGAAAACCAACCCATCTGATCCAGCGTCGATTGGTATTCTATCCTACTACTACGGGGGTAAAGATACTGCTCATAACAAATAATATTACAGAATCATGAAAATAAATACATTCTCTCTCGACGTTATTATTCCGTACATGGAAAACACCACTGAAGAAAGTTGGTGCATGGATGTCGTTAAAACAAAGGACGGCAAAAATTGTTTATTCGGTCATCTCTACGACTTAGGCGGAGGTTAGTTAATGGATTGGTTTGATAATATAGCAACAACCTATATGGTCTATCCCGTTAATGACGGAGAGAACCCTAACTATCAGCAACCAACACCGAAACAACGGTGCGTTGCATATCTAAAAGACCTACAAAGCGGTAAAGCTAAGACGACTTATCAGCTAATGGACGAAGATTACGAACGGTTTCGATAACGGTATTTTGCTTTACGCAGGTGGGGCTAAATAGCACAGAACTTTAAACCTGCACAAATGATTATTAAAAGCACGTAATCTGGGTTAAAACGCTAAAAACACTTGCACAAAAACCCGTGTTATCGGTTCGGCACGGGTATAAAATTAGTAATGTCAAAATTAAAACTATGTATAGTAAATTAGAAATTAAAAAAGATGAAATCATAGTGCAAACTGGTGATGCTGAATTTCATCCATCTACTGCTAATATAAACGGCAGATGCTACTTTAGAGATTTGCCCGAACACTTAAAATCAAAGAAGCCGTTATTTAAAACGGTTGATGGAGTTGATATTTACAACGAGATGGATTATTGGACTGTATCGCCTATAAATCTTTTAATTGCTCCACATACAACAAAAGATTTTCATTGGGGGCATTATCACGGAGATAAGGCATTTAGCACTAAGGATAAGGCAGAGCAATACGTTGCTATGAATAAGCCATATTTTAGCGGGCAGGAAATTATAAATTTGTGTGAAGAAATACAATTTCACAATAGAATACATGACAGGGCGGATGAAGATTATTATGCGGTTTACGTTTCGCTACTTGCAACTCGTCTTTTAGAACTATCAAAATTAAAGACTGGCAGTGCTGACCGCTAACGTTTTAGGGCTTTGCGAAGGCAAGGAATTAGAATTACTAATGCTTAAAATTAGTACAAATGTTGAATAAAGAACAAATGCTCAATACACCACAAATGCCTTGCTTTTGCAAAACCCCTGTTATCGGCTGTTTTTCAGTCGTAAACTTTAAAGTTAAAATGTCAAAATATGGAATTAGAATATGTAAATGTAACGCTAACAAAATCAGATTTAAGGGCAATAAAAAACTTTGTCCGTAAAGGTGTAAAAGCGGCTGTACAAGATGCTTTTGATGAAGAAGAAAGTATTGATGAATGGATTGAAAATAATAATGATGAATTAGAAGCATTATCAAGTATTTGTAGCTTATACAATGAAACAAATTTGCACCAATATGCTACTGGTCAATATAACCACTTAAAAGAAGATATAAAATGATACACAAAAAAATTGATAAGCTAATACCTTACCTAAGCGAAAACTTTATTACTTACCCACTTTGGGAAGAAGGTAATTATATTCCATTTGTCAATTTTTGGCAAATATGTAAAAGCCAAAATGAAATACAAACGCTTGATAAAAGTTTGCAAAATGTGTTTGAAAATAGTGGTTACATAGTGCAATTTAATGATTGCAATTTTGATGAAACTATTTTGCAATATTCTGTCTATCCAAACTATGACGATTTAGACGATGGCAGTTATAAGTTTGTCAAACAAGATTGGTCTATTGAAGAAATGCTGGACTTATTAGGGACTGTCCTAAAATAGCCGATAACTTACTTATAGGCGTAGTTTTATATCGCCAATACAACAAAACAATTAAAAGCCCCGATTAATCATCGGGGCTTTCTTAGTTTAGAACGGCAACGGATCGTTTCCTCTCGGTGTATCACTCGTCAATGGCGCATCACCAATCTGAGTGACCTTCCAAGCCTTCATCTCGGGATACCAATTCCCGTTATATTCCTTTCCGCTTGGGTTCCATTCCACTTCTACTTCGGCACCGATCGGTATAGCTTTCGCTGCCACACACGCATTACCAAATACGCTAAGTACGATATGTGGGTTATACTGATCGTCCACTTTTATTACCATAGTACCGCTTTCCCAAGCCTTACCATTCTTTTCCCCTGACTTTAAATCGCATAGGGTTACTAATCTTCCTTTACTGTTCATGTTTTTATTGTATTGTATGAGTTAATAATTATTTCTTTAGTCAATGCAGACCCTTTCGTTAAGTGCAGCACGAAGTCCACCACCTCATCTCGGGTCATGAAGCTATCACCGTCCTTTATCGTTGTCACCTGATCGTTACGCCACTGATCCATCAGTAGTACTAGTTCGAGTTGCTTCTTTGGGTCTTTCTCCTTGCGAATGCGCTCCAAGCAGTCCGAGAATATCTCACCTACGTGCTCGAAGTAATCGAACGCATCAGCGAACTCACTCTTGCCTTTGATATAAGATTGCAGTCTTTTGTTGGCGATAACGGCACCTTCTAACTTATACATGAAGGTGCGGTCAACGTTCGGGTTACCCTTGAAGCACGTGAGCCACTTGTCAGCCTCTGTGTTCAAGGTGACGTACATATAGATAGCTTGTTGGAGGAGGGTGGTATCAGAAGACGATTTCATCTCGTATGCGGTAGTATTTAGTTTCAAATTCGGTCATCTTCAGTTTCATCTCTTCAATCTCTTCGGCTATATCAGCTCGGTTCGTTCGGTGTATAAACAGTGGTTTCTTTAGAAAGCGTGGGTCGTACGATATGAAGTCAACCCATTGTATCTCGTCCGATACGATGAAGTGCGCTTTAGCTTGGTGCTTATAGTCGTTAGGCAGTTGGTTCTGACGAATACGCTTTACATGAACCTTTGTAGTCGGGCATTTAATCTCAACGGCACCAACTAACTTGTTCTTCTTATACACCAACCCATCTGAGCTAAGCCCAAACCAAGGGAATAGCCCGTCATGTTGCAAGAATCCTACTTGGGTTACCTTAGCTTTAGTATATCGTTCGTACTCTCTTCGTGCTACTGGCTCTAAGTCGATGCCTCTCTGCATATCATCGCTGACATACATATCATCCTCCGAGCTTTCTTTAGTTTCACTTTCCGCTATCAGTCGGTCTATCAAAGATAGATTATCCGATCCGAAGACGTTCTTTAAAGATGTGCCTGTCACCTTCGCTATACGTAAGTCAAACCACTCGACCGAACCTTGTTCTACGTCGTGGATTATCATTTCAGCTTGGTTTTTAATTCATCCTTAGCTTTGATAACTTCCTTGTGTGCTTGCTCTTCGGGAGTTAACGCCATGTAAAACTTCTTGAGTTCATCCAAGGTTTTAGACTTGTTGATAGCCTCGATAGCTTTCTTGTAATCAACAACCTTAGCTACGGGTGCTATATTACGCACCCTTAAACCGTCCATCTCTTCACCGAACGCTTTCACCTTACTTGAGTAAAGTTCAATCTTCTGCCCCGCCCACTTCTCAATATAGGGCGATTTAAGAGCCTTCTCGATAGCTTTACCGTTTGTCCTGTTGCAAACCATCGGCTTGTAATTCTCTACGAAATGTACCACAAGGCACTCTTTCTTGTCGCCCGTTGGCGAAGGCACCATCTCTTTGCTTACGCTTTTAATAGTGACAATAAGTGATCCATTAGGCGGTACGGCATACGCTCCTAAATAGTCAGGGTTCACTTGACCCTTCCAATGTGTTAAGTCTGTCATTTCTTCAAATCTTTATAAGTTAGTTTCTTTTCCTCAGCGTTAAACTGAGATTTAATGTTACTGTGATAGTTGTTTATTGCGAGGCGATGAGCCTCCGAGAAGTTCTTCGCTTTACCTTTTCGCAAGAAGTAAGCGAATATCTGCGTGAGCTTATCCATCTCAGCCTCCCCCATTCGTGTCGGTTGCGCTCCCTTTAGTGTAGTTAGATAGTGTGACATAGTGTATTATTTACCACAAAAATACGGTAAAGATTTGGAACTTCCAAATATTTGTGTTTACTTTGTGGGGAAATAATAACAGATAAAACACTTATGGCGCATATAATGACTAAAGAAGAATTTAAATCTTTATTGGAGAAAGGTGGATTTGCATTGAGCAAAGAAGACAAAAACGGATTCATTTATACTAAAAGAATTACATTGCCCTTAGATGATGAAAGGTTGTTTATATTGTTAGTGCATTTAGATATGGATGACAATCCATCCATTGCAACTTTAGGGTTAGATAAAATAAGTACTTCTTGTCCATTCAGAGTAGCCGATTACGAAGATATAGTTTGGTTGCTCAACCACGCTGCTCCAATTAACCATGAAATAATAACAGAACCATGACCATCCACATCGACCCCAACGCAGATATAATTCAGCAGTTGAATGATCTGTTCCCGATCCTATCGGTTAAAGAAGTAAACGTAGTAGTATCGGAAGAGCAACTAAAAGCGGTGAAGGGGAATATTCATTGTGCGACATATTGGACTGATAAAGATATGCCGAGCGATTACTTTTCGGTACGTATCGGTACAGTTCAGTTTAACCTCACCACACACCCCATATCAACCCGACCCGATGCTGCTTCAAGCGAAGGTCATACTGATAAGTGATTCCTTTACTACCAAGCAGATACATACCTTGGGGTGACACTGATCCAATATCGGACACAGACGATCCAAGGTATAATCGCTTGTCGGACTTAACGGGGATGAACGTATTTACTTGGTCATAGATAGTATAGCCTAACTTATTCTGATAGGTAAACTTAAAGTCGCCTACCACATTACCCAATACAGGCACATCAGCACAGATACTAATAGTACTATCATCATAACAAGCAGTGAAGACGGACGCAGTAACAGTGTCGGTAACGCCTGATGTAGTGTCCATAACTTGAACAGAAACTGTTCTTGTTTTCTGAGGTGGCACTGAAGCCTCGTGATGATTCGTGTCAACATATACCGTATCGATTGTATGTGATGATATACCCTGCGGCTTAGGGCAGTGATGCGTGAGTAGTAGGTATAGTAGTACTGCACTGAATAATCCGAGGACGATGCTACTCTTCATTTTTAGTCTTTCTGCTAACAGTGTTCATGATGTTTGTCCAAATGCTGTTGTTCAGATACCCTGCTCCTAACGAAGCGAACGGTAGCAATGGGTTACCTGCAAAGTAAGAGCTGAACGCCATTAGCATACCTGCCGACATAAGCAATGAGGCAGTAACAGAGATACCCATCTGCTTAGTAGCAAACGGTTTGTTCTTAGCACTCGCCTTGCCCCACTTCATAAGTAGGTGAACAGCGAAACCGATTAGGCAGAGTACCCAGTGGAAGGCAGGCACGGAGAGGATAAGTTTATCCATTTTTTTTAGATTTAGGCTCCCAACCCGATAAGAAGAGAGCGTTGATGATTGTTCCTATTGTATCAAGCCATTCACGGACGGCTTTATCTATAATAATCGATTCGTCTAAACCATTATGATACTGACTGATGTAGTAGAAAGCGTGGTAAGCGTCCGATACTACATACACAAGCCATATCGAGGGTAGCGCCATAGCGGGGTATATTCTCCACCCACGCAAGAAGGGGTTGTCTATATCGTAATATCGCTTAGTGATATACACATATACACAGAACCCAATAGATATATTTATGGTGAGTATATTGATTGCGTAGGCGGCAACGAGGTATGCCACATATACCATAAGCTATGCAGTTCTGCGAAACTCATCTCTGAACTCACTGATTAAAGTGTCTGTTTTATCCAATTTAGATTCGATCAAGTCAACCAATCGTTCGGTACTATTCGATACGCCAACCATAGCTGTAGTGTTTTCTTTAACAATCAGCATCAGGTTTTCGGTATGTTTTTCGTTTCGCTTGTTAGTGGTAACGATATATCGACCCATCCAAATTATACCGCCGCCGATAGCTGTGGAGAGTACATATAGTGCATTGACAATCCAACTCGGGAATATTACAGAGTCGGCAGTTGCCATACTTGCTGATAGTGCTGTATCTAATAGGATCATTTGGTAATATTTATGTACACATCCTCGCCTGCACGGATAGCTAAGGATATTTTATCTAAGATAATATTATATGCTTTAGTGGAATCAACTACACAATCCTGACCTGCACGAAGCCCAGGTGCCATACACCCTTCTAACTGCTCCGCCCAATTAGCGATATGGATTCTGATACCGTCAAACCCTGTAACTCCTACCAACTGAGGCGTAAAAACGGGCTTTCCTTTCTTTGCCGAAAAACGAGGTGACTTAGTAATAACTACTTTGTAACGACCATAAGGGATACAGGTCTTGCCATATACCTTAATCTTCTGCACTTGCTCTAAGGTCATATCTTGCGTCAACCCTCTATCATGGTCTTCTATAACAGACAAGATGCGCCCATTGATAACTAATTCTCCGATAGTAGAGCGTTCGGTGAATATTTTTCGTTGCAGATGTAGTTCCATAGATAAGCAAAAATAGCTACTTTTGCATGGAAAACTACTACGCAATGAAATTATTGTTTAATTCAGTTCTCGTCAAGTTCGACGAGCCTAACGACCATATCAAGGTCGGAGAGGTGGAACTACAGATTGATACCTCCTTCAACCCTATGCAGCACGCTATCACTTCAGGTACCGTGATAGGGCTACCCTCCCGCTTAATCTTCAACCCTGACCAACCCGATAAGACCATGCTGTACGATACAGATATGGAGCTTCAAGTTGGCGATCGCATTATTTTTGAGTATCTTGCGTATGGCGAAGCGGTCAAGAACGACCCGATCGATGGCGGTTACTGCATCCGATACGATGAAGTGTTGGTAGCTATCAGAGGCGACCAAGTGATCCCTGTAAATGGTATCGTGCTGATCGAACCTATCGACATCACCGAAACAGAAGAAGTTAAGGAGATGAGTAAGTTCCTTGAAATCCCCGACTATGTGAAGAAGCAGAAGTCCGAAAGCCGAGGAATAGTACGCTATGTCGGAACGCCACTAAGAGGGTACGCTATGGATACTTCGAGAACAATCTACGAAGCCGATGACCTCCATGTAGGCGATAAGGTATATTTCAATCCGAACTATGCCGTGCATTTACAGTACGAGATGCACCGTATCTTTGATAAAGTGTTGTATAGAATGAGAAGAAAAGATATTTTAGGAATTTATGGCTAATCTAACGGTTCATCAAGAGTATCAATTCAACGCAGGTGATTATAAACTCATGCGCTTTAATCCGATGGCAATGGACAAGACTAAGAATATCATGGAGAATTTCGTGGAGCTTAGGCGGTTTAAGTCTATAATGAATATTTATTCAGTATATGGTGCCGAAAGCGAGAAGGTAGTAAAGTACCTGCTTTTATGTTACGACCCGAACTCTCCTGCCGTAACGCAGATACCCGACATCTACAAACGCAAAGCGTGGTGTGGGTATGCTGCCAACTTTGAAACGGACAAAGAAACAACAGTCTTCACCGAGAAGTGGTACAGGGTAATGAACTGTCAAGTAGAACACGTAAACAAAGCTATTATCGACTTCTGCTCTTTGTTCGGCTCAGTAACATATATGAGTTTGGTGACAGGGTATGAAGCCTTGTACCGTAAGCAACGTACCATGAGCGAAGAGGTTAGCGATGATCGTAAGACAGTGTTAGAATCAGAGAAGACAAGGGGGGAACTGTGGAAGCAGATACAATCGCTTAATAAAGACTTACAAGCCTTAGAGTTACAGTACCTCACTGAGCGTAACGCTTATTTAGTAGCTGACCTATACCGACTTATCAACGAAGAGGTGTATAAACGTTTGTCATTAACGCCTGAGCGTAGAGCGATGGACAAGGGCTTACTGCATGAGTAGGAAATACACGTATCAACCGCACGAGAAGATCATTACTTGGAACGATGATCCCGATATGACTCCTATTACTTGGGAGTTGCCCGATCCACCACCATTGGAGGAGATTGATGGCTTCGGGTTGCATCCTTCTAAGCAGAAGTTCAAGCACCGAGAGTTGCCATTCAAGCTCAAGAAGCTAAACGGTGCAATCACCTTAGAAGATTCTAAGCAAGAGTTGACCCCGAGGCAGAAGTGCGAGTTGATGGAGCGTGATCCTGACTACTACCACGAAGAGATTAAGTTCATTCAAGAGGAGTGGGAGCGTAGAGAGAACGGCTATTGGTTTTTTAACAATGGCGTACCGACTTATATTACAGGAGACCATTACTTCTACCTTCAGTGGTGGACAATCGATGGACAGACCCCCGACTACCGTTCCCGTGACCGCCGTTGGTTCCTATTTTGGGATATGTGCGAGAAGGACAACTACTGCTTTGGCTTCAACGTACCTAAGCAGCGACGCTGTGGTGATACCACTAAGGTAAACTGTATTCGTTGGAACAGAACGGCACGAACGCCATTCTACAAAACGGGGATGCAGAACAAGGACGAGAAGACCGCAGAGGAAACCCACGAGCAAGGTATCTACGTACCATCCAAGCGTATTCCATTCTTCTTTCAGCCTATCAGCGATCAGAAGCAGAATGTAATCACCGTTATACGCTTCTTCACTCCGACTACTTCGATTCATCCTGACCGCAACGAAGTGTCGTTGGAGTCTTACTTGGATTACAAGGATTCGGGTGTTAAGTCTTATGACGGTCTAAAGCGTAACTTCATCCACAACGATGAGGTAGGTAAGACTGAAGCTATCGACATCAGAGAGCGTGTGCAGGTGCAGATACCATGTCTTACTAATATCGTGCGTAACAGCCCGATCAAAGGTAAGATGATTAACACCTCGACAACGGGAGAGATGGAGCGTGGTGGTGGTAAGTACTTCAAGTCGTTATGTGACGGGTCGGACTACCACAAGCGAGGAGCTAACGGAATGACAAGAACAGGGTTATACACCTTGTTTCAGCCAGCTCGTGAGGGCATGGAAGGAGTACACATGAAGTCGGGTGTATCATTTATTGACGAGTACGGCAACCCTCGTTCTGAGTTAATCGAACAAGAGCTGACAAGTAAGCGTGACTCATTACGTGAATCAGGTAATATAGCCGACTACATCTTAGAGTGCCGTCAGTTTCCAATGCGCTACTCCGATTGTTGGAAGACCTCAGCCCGTAGGTGTAACTTCAACCTTATGATCTTGGAAGACCGACTCAATGACTTCCGCCATGAGGATAGCTTACAGACTACCAGAGGTAACTTCAAATGGAACGACAACAAGGAAGACACGAGGGTTATTTTCGTTCCTGATCCTGAAGGTCGGTTCGATGTGTCGCTACTCTTTGAGGACCCTAAGCATAGCAATCGGATGACTATCGACGATAACGGCATCAAGTTCCCTGCTAATACCCATAAGTTCGTAGCAGGAGCCGATCCGTACAAGTTCGATAAGACCAAGAAAGTTGATAACTCCGATGGCGGTGGTGCTGTATTCTATAAGTTCGACCATCAAGTTGACAGAGGTAAGTTAACAAGCGAGTGGGAGAGTAACCGCTTCGTATGTACCTACCGCTTCCGCCCCGCTACTCGTGAAGACTATGGCGAGGATATGCTTATGATGTGTATCTACTATGGCTGTGAAATTAACGCTGAGCGTAATGCTTGGGATATGTCGCAGTACTTCAACCGTAGAGGGTATGGTGGGTACTTGTACTACCGATACGACCCTAAGAAACAACGTTATGAAGACGAGGCAGGAACCAACGCCTTAGCTAAGGTGAATCAGGATATTTTCTTCCGCACTCAAACTTATATCGATAAGCATGGTATGAGAGAGCGTCACGTCCGACTACTCCAAGAGTGGAAGGACTTAGAGGACGACCTCGGAGATTTCGACTTAGCTGCTGCTGCGGGTCACGCCTTATGCGCTGCGGGAGACAGCGATAACTTTGAAGAGGAGAAAGAAGAAATAGCGGATATTACAGATTATTTCGCATTGATCTCTTATAAAGAGAGTTAACGGCTTATATTTGCATTATGACGAATTTAACCTTCACGGCACCTGCCGAGGAAAAGTACAAAAAGAATGCTTGGGGTGATCCTGGGGACGACTATAATCCTGCTGATAAAGTTACAGACGCTATATGGTTTCGCAAGAAAGCTGAGTGGCTGTATTCTTTATGGCTGAATGGTAACGCCTATATCCCTTATGCAACAACTAACGAGTTCGCTCGTTTAAGACGATACGCTCAGGGCAACCAACCCAACTACAAGTACATGGATATTTTAAACCCTTTAGACACCATCACAGGTGAGCGTAAGGGGTTCATGAACATATCGTGGGATACGGTGCCTATCTACTCTGCCTTTAGAGATCGAGCAAGAGGAGCGTTAAATAAATTTGACTATGCTACTTCGGTACAGTGTGTAGATAACAACTCTTATATGGAGCGTGAGATGAAGAAGTTCACCGACTACGCTGTTCAACAAGACAAAGACTTCTATGACACTATTAACGCTTTGGCTGGTATTCAAGAACCGCCACCAGACGAGAAGACACCTATCAAGCCTCGTACTTTACAGGAGATGGATATGGTATCTAATATGGGTGGCTATCAACTACCAATCGAAGCAGCGTTTGAGGCTCTGATTCGTAAGAGCTGTCAGCTATCGGAGTGGGAAGAGATCAAGGTAAAACTCGAAGAGGATATGATTGACATCGGTTATATCGCTGTTCAAGATTATACCGACCCCGTATCATGCAAACCGAGAATGCGCTATGTCGATCCGCAGTACCTTATTGTAGCTTCTAATCGTGATAACGCTTATACCGAAATTGCTGATGCAGGTGAGGTTCGATTCTTTACCTACGGAGAGCTAAAGGACTACGGCTTCAGTGACGAGCAGATCAAAGAGATGGCACAAGCCTATCAAGGTATGTACGGCAACCCTGCCTTCAACAACCTATGGCGTAACGGTGCGTGGGTGTGGGATCAGTTAGCGCTATTCAGAGTAGCGGTATTGGATTACGATTTTGAGTCATTCGATACCTACACCTTCGAGTACAGAAAGGTCAACAACCAAGAAGTACCATTTAAGCTACCGTACGGTGAGAAGCCTGAACGCAAGAAGAAGAACCGATATGAAACCAACAAGTACGCTCGTCGTTACAGAGCTAAGTGGGTTATCGGCACTTCAATCGTGTTCGACTACGGCTATCAGTACAACCAAATCTTCGACTCTCAGAACCGCCCTAAGTCCTCTTACAGTATTTACCGAGTAGCAGACCGAAGTATGACCTCTCGTTGCGTATCGGTGATTGACGACCTGCATATCGCCATCTATCAGTTCCGTAACGCTTGGGCTTCTGCTGCACCTGCGGGTTATACTATTGAGTGGGGTTCACTCAGTAACATGAGCATCGGGGGAGGTGCTAAGATGAAGCCGATGGACGTGATTAAACTGTACCGCCAAACGGGACGGTTGTTATGGAAGTCAACCCTTGAGAACGGACGTGTCGTTCAAGGAGCACCACCAATCATGCCATTAGAAGGAGGTCTTGGTCGTATCTTACAGGAGTTCATTCAAACCTTCGAGATGCACGTCAATACCCTTCGTCAGATTACAGCAATCGGTCAAGGGTTGGATGGTAACGTATCGAGTGGTGATATGCTTAAAGGTACGCTTCAGATTGCTGAGGCTTCCATGACCGATACCTTACGTCCTTGTTTAGCTGCATACAAGCGTGTCAAGTCGAGAGTGTTCGATAACACTTGCTTGCGTTGGCAGTTATACCTTTCAACGCAAGATATTAATGAGATCGATGAAGGCGTAGCGGGACAGATTGTATCGCTTACCTACGATGATATTTCTAAGCGCAGAATCCAAGTGGTGTGTGATATGCTTATTGATGACAGTCAGAAGCAGTTGCTTTTGATGGCAGCACAGAAGAGCATGGATGCAGGTAAAACGCCAGGCGGTATCGGTATTACCTATTTAGATTATGTGTTCATCCTCCAAGCTATTGAGCGTGGTCAGTTGAAGTGGGCTTCTATGTGGTTGGCGTACCGTGAAGAACAAGCTAAGCAAGAGGCGCAAATGCTGCAACAGCAAAATATGCAGATGAATGGCCAGAATATGCAAGCGCAAGAACAAGCCAAGCAACAGACCTTAGCAATGGAGATGCAGGTTAAGCAGTCTATCTCCGATACCGAAACGGCAGGATCGATACAGAAAGAAAAAGTAAAAGGTCAGGAAGAGCGTAAAACCCTTATCGTAAAAGCATTGCTTGAGAAGGGAATGATACCTCACCCTGACCTTGTGGATGGGCTGATTATTTCAACCCTCGTGGAGGAATCCCCCACTCCTTCACAGGAGCAGCCACCTTCTTCGCAGCCTTCGGATCAGGGACTTCCACCACAGGCACCTGAGCCACCAATTGCGAGTTGATTCTATTAATCGTTTTCATCATAACAGCCTTCTTGAGATAACCTTCGGAAGGCTGTACTGTTTTACCGTTACGTGAAGCGGTGTGGAAGTAGAACTGCTTGTTGCGTTTCGACTGCCACCATTGGAATTTGTAGATAATCATAGTTGAGTGGTTTTTGATACCACAAATATAATAAATAAAAAACCCCGCAGGAAATGGAAGGAACCTACGGGGCTATGGTAAAAACAATGGAAGGAATAGCGAAGATAGGTAAATATTTACATAAACGCAAAAAGCGAACAGTTTCCTATCCGCTTTTATGATTGCCTTCACTCGAATGAGAGATGCTTCTTCTCCTCTAACACATGGTTATCGAGATACCGCAAATATAACCTATTCCCACGCATAATCAAAACTAATATAATAAGCGATAACACCTGCTGATGGAGCTGTACCGACCTTCTTCTTAGCGATAGCTATAAACTCGCCTGAGTTAACATACACAGGGTTCTGAAACGATACTTCTATACCAGGCAGCTGAGTAAGTGCCACTAGCCCCGAATCTACACTATATCCTCCTAATGGGATTCTACGAGGGGCTTTAGTACTTGTAGCCTCTGAGGTCGCTAACGATACCGCCGTATGTCCAAACGCTAAGGAGAAGACAGCATTATAGCCCCCGCCTGTTAAGGCAGTCTGCACAAATGAGGATATTCTAACACCGTTTACCTTTAACCTCTTACCCTGAACCGCTAGCGTTCCTAATGGCACTTGATAGGAACAAATAATCCCATCAGTAGTCACCGCTAAGGTATCTGTTTCCCATCCTTGACCGCCAAGTCCTGTAAGTACCGTTGAAGTGGTGTTAGTAGGTACCGCAGCAGTAGGATTAGCTGAGTTGGCGAAGGATGCCAATGATCCCATCGTACCACCCGACAACCCTTGATACGAACCAAGAGCAGCGTTACCAAAATCTGACAATGACCTGTTGAATACAGCACCTCCAATAGATAAAGCGTAGTCGTTAAGCACAAACTGAATAACACCAGACGTTGTTCCTGTCTGAGCATGACGCACCGACACTGGCAAGGTAGAACTCATAAACGGCTGCCCTTGACCATTAGGTGTTTCGATTGATCCGTACAAAACGTTATCAATCCAAAACTCTACTTCTCGCTCGGTAGCTGAAACAATGAACTGATATTTTTTATTAGCTACAAAGGTAAAGGAAAAGGTAGATGTTGTTGTTTCTGCACCATTGTAGTTAATTACTCCAAAGATACCCGAAGAGTTTATTCTAAAATAAACACCATCAGTAGGAGCGTATGGGTATGACCCGCCTCTTCTGAATAATCCGAAGTCAATAGTGGCATTTGTAGGTGGCTGATTAGATACAGACGCTTCAAATTCAGCATACATATTCATGCCTCCCATGATAGGAAACTCAGCGTAGGTGCCTACCGTTAATCCAGTACCTGTAGTAGTTACGCTACCGCTATTGGTAGTCAACCCTGCTGTTGACCAACCCGCCGTTAAGCTAGAGGAAAGATAGGTGAATTTACCTGTATTCTGAGCGAGATAGTTGAAGGTTTCGTTGTCGAGCAGCGTGTCGCCAGCTATACGTAATCGATAGTCATCGTCTGTTTCAGGTGATAACAAGTAGGGTGTCCCTGTAACTGATCCGTCATCATTCTCTGATACAAACTTTACCGCACCAACATTATTAGGATTGGTTGCTATATCTGTCTCGGGTACGACCTTTATTTGCCCTGAAGCATTAGAGTCAACGGTAGTACCCGAAGACCCTTCTATTCTGAAACCACTCATGATATGGTGTATTTTAAGTTAAATGATCCTGATAATAATATGTCGGTAGTAGCGATAATGTCAAAAGAAGTAACATTGATTATATTTCCTGCCGTTAGCTTTAACGGTACCATCCGATGCTCATACGCATTGTGTGAAGCAGTTGTTCCGTCGCCATCTACTACCACTACAATAGTACTTGCTGTAGTTACTAAGGCTGTTGTTACCGTCACCGTAGCGATGTTGTTGCCCACCCCGAAGTCAATCGTTGCGGTGCCTGAGGTAATCTTAGACTTGCTGTTGAACGTAGCCCAATCGGCAGAGGACAAGTATCCATTAACCGATTCGGTCGCCTTAGGCATACTGATAACAGGCGTTGTTCCTCCTATAGATTCTATTGGTGCAGTAGCCCCTACTGATGCAACCCCACCTGTAACAGATTCCCAAGAAGCATTAGTGCCATCAGTTTGTAAGTACTTCCCTGCCTTGCCTGATTGTGATGGAAGCGATCCACTTGACTGATAATAAAAGTAAGCAGTCGTGCCAAGTGATACCCAATTAGAACCGAACGGGATTGTCTTTTGCTTGTACTGCTTACCGTCCGCAAGGTTGGTGTACACAATACCTGCATTAGCTTGAATACCCGTTGGTAGTCCATTAGCATAGAAGTCTTGGGTCTGAATCGCCATAGCTCAAAGATACTTACGAAACAATGGCATTTAGATGTTCTCCAACAAATTTAATGATCCCTATCGTTGGTTGCATCCTCGGGTATAGCTTCTTCATTTCTCGGTAAGCAGCTCCAAGGTTATTAACCTTGAACACTCCCGACTTAATCAGATACAACATAGCGATAACAGGTGAGCGTGACCTACCTTGATTACAGAAGATTAACACCTTGTCATGCTCTTCAATAAACTGCATCGCTACGGTGAATTGTTCTATATTGAAGTACTTAGGATCAGTAACATCAATCATATTTAAAGCTAAGGTCTTACCCTTGCGTTTATACAATCCCGACCCGCCAAGTTCCACAAATACGGGGTGTTTGGCACAACTAAGAAAGGCGAACGATGTGTCCGCCTCTCTGTAATCCTGTACTGTGCCAACATATATCTTGTCGGTTATCTGCTTCATTTGTTTGTAACGAAGAAGATTGTTATTGTTCCTGCTGATGCTGTACCGCACTGAGTAGTTAACTCCGCTTTGTACGTGCGCCCAGGGTATAAGCTATTAATCTTAACTCCTACTGTTGAACCATCCCATACTTTCTGTTGGTAGTTACCCGACTTAGTGTCGGTTACTTTTAAAGTAAAGTAGGTAGCGTTTGTGAGTCGTTGCCAATCTAATCGGGCTGAATAACGCCAAATGTTAGAAGCGGCAAACGTGTTCGGTGATACGCAATCGCAAGTAGTGATAGTTACCGTAGTGGGAACTGAGGTAGCAGTACAACCATAAACATCCGTTACCGTGACGCTATAACTACCCGCAGTAGATACCGTGATAGCTTGTGTAGTTGCGCTGTTCGACCACAAGTAAGCGATACCACTTGATGAGGATAGTGTTGTTGAAGTGCAAGTCGATACGGTTCCTGATGGAGTGATAGTAGGAGTAACCACTGCCGAGCAAGGGTTGACTGTCCCTGGCACTCCTTCAGGTAATACGATTGTTGTGTCAGGTGTTAGTAAGAACTGATCTATTTCGGTACGTGCCGATGAAGCGATTAGCTTGAAGGTATGGTCACCTGCCGATAAGCTCCAAAGCATTGTGTCCGTTCCGATACGATACCATTTCCATGTTGTATCGACTACGTTAGCCTGACTCCAAGACCCTAAGTTATCCATACGTGCGCCGAACCCAGCAGTACCACCATTAATACTTCTGCATCGTACCCATAAGTATAAGGTCGTATCTGTACGGATAGAGAACTTGTAGCTTAACGTGTCGGGGCTATATGTTCCCGAGTCACGATAAGTAAGGTAAGTAGTAGTATTTGTGAAGTTAAACGATTGACCCGACGAGGCTTGATAAGGAGTAGTTCTTACGTCCTTCTCTCCCGATACATAGGTGCCGTAATTCTCAGCCTCGAAATACATACTCTTACTCCAACGCTCGGGGTGGGTAGCCTCATGCCATCCATCGTACTGAATCACTACTGCGGTATCCTTACTAAGGTCAACGGCATATACTGATCCTTGGCGACGAGTAAGTAATGACATCTGTTTACCATGTACGGTAATCACTGCTGTATCTTGCACGGGAGAAGAACCAATCTGATTGCTTTGGCGTTGTAAGGTGGTAGCGATATTGTATAAGTCACCCGTTAGCTTCTCTCTAACAACGGTCAATATTTCATTATTACCCGAGTAATATGTATAGGAATAGCCTGTATTCTTTACATAGTCGTCAGGCATATCACCTGTAAGTAAAGAATCGTTGTTGGTATTACTCATTACAAAGCCCGTAGCTGCTTGTGCGTAGATAGGCATAGCAATCTGCCAAGCGTATCCTTTTGGATCGGCAGGCGGCGGATTAGGAGGTGTATAAGACGAAGCCTCGTTGAAGTAGGCTGTATAGAACGACCTTGCACCCATAAGGGCAGTCGCTTTAAGAAGTCCAAGCCACTGAGCAGGTCTGATATTCTTCTCTTCGTTTACATCATAGCCAGGCGAGATGAATGGAGTATAATATCGGTTTCCGTTAGCGATCTCAGCGTTACGAGCTTCAACCATTGGTTGCCATCCTCTGAACGCTGAGATGTTATAACGCCAATTGTACGGCCAACGAGGATATAAATCATAAGTACTACACTGCCCGAAGTTAGGGTCTGAGTTAATCTTCTTGCGTTGGGCGAAGGCAGGTTCGTAGAAGTTACGACCATTCGTCCCGTCTTGCCCGTCGATACGATACTGCGTGTATGCCGTACCCGAGAATACAGAGTGCATAGAGTCAATCAGTAGCTTACTAAACGTATAGTATCCATATCCGAGTTGCCAATTAGCGTTACCAAAACCAAGCGAAGTCATGCGAGCTAATACCGCAGGGTCTTGACGTAGCTTAGTACTGTCGATCATCGGTAGTACCTCGTCATTCTCATTGACTATATCGAGCGTATCGGTAAGGTATGATTTGAGTGATGACATCTTCATACGGAAGTACGAAGCATCATTCTTAATTGAATCCAACGGTGCCGCAGGAGAAAGGTAGTACTTGCTACCATTCAAGATATAGCTACCCGTTGAAGTGCGTAGGTAGTAGTTAGGCTGTAATGACTGACTCTGTACGTATGGAACTGTTGAGAGAAAACCTAACGTACTCGGCTTGAACTGCGACTGAAAGCTAATCGCACTCATCTTTAATCCTTTGTTTCGGTTCGCCACCGCTACGTACTTCCCTGCGAACTTAGTCGTATCGGAGTACTGCGTATTATTCAAATTAGGTTGCACCATAAAGTAGTAGTTCCAATACTTCGCCATCTCGTAGTTGATAGCTGCCGATGTTTCGGCTGCCATCGCATCGGAATAGCCTGGCTGGAAGTACCCACCCACATAGTTAATGCCCATCCAATTAAAGTTAGGAGGCGATACCTTGTCGCCCCAACGAGGAGGAGTATATCCCTTTAGCTGTGTTAGCGGTGAGTTAGTCACTCCATTCGATGTAGTGCTACCCAATACATACCCGTACGGAAACTCTGTAACGTCTAAGGCTGTGCTATAACTTGGTGGTGCAGGGACAGGAGAAGTACTGAATGTATAATGTTGACCTGCGATAGAGTTCTTGTAGTCGGACTGTACCTGCCCTGCTGAGATAGCTTGGTTATACACCGCTACCTCGTCCACATATAACGCTGCTTTACTGTATGTAGTGTTAGAGCCGAACGTAATCGGATTGCTTGATGGCTGATTGATAGTACCCGTACTAATAGTCTTAGACGATAGCAATACGCCATCCACATACATACACTTAACGCCCGTAGCTGTATTGAGGGTAAATACAAAGTGATGCCAACCCTTTGCGTAGTAATACCAAGAAGCTCTATCCGATCCTTGCAAAGCGATTGTCATATTATCGTTGACAATAGTAGTGCCGTTCTTACTACTGGTGTAGAATAAAATGTTAGGATAGTTAAATCTAGCGTTCTGATTACCAAAGGTGAACAACACAGGATCACGGTTATCATAGAAGTCATAGTCTGCCTTCCACAAGAACTCAACGGTGAAGCCTGTACTTGTCGGTACGGACTGCCCCGTTACGAGCTTACTCGTAGTGTTGTTCATGGTTAGGTACTTGCCGACTTCTCCACCCGTAGCGATGCCATAAGCACCTGTTGAGGTGATGTTAGTGGTTCCGATAGTCGGGGTCAGTGGGTTCGATAGGTCGAACGTGTAGTAGGCTTGCGGACTGACCTGAGCGCAAACTAAAAAGGCTACTAAACATAGCAGCCCTGTTAGGAGAATTTTTCTCATTGGTTATATTATGCTGAGTGTAATGCGTCGAATGAATCACGGTTGTTAGAAATGAACGCTGAAACAGAGTTATCCTCTGTAGCATCCATAGGCTCTAGTTCATCAAACTGAGATACAGTAAGTTCAGAAACCTTGAACGGCTGTAGTCCTAATGTTTCTACTAATTCAATTTCAAGGATAGCTGTTTCAGTTCCTTTCTCTACCTTTACTAAGGCAGTGTTGTTTTGCGTAAATACGACTTGAGTGATTTGCATAGCTGGTTAATATTTAAGGATTACGAGTCCGTTATTAGATATTAGCATTGGTTCTAAACCCCCTTCGTTATCGAATCGTAACGGAACATCCCATACGCTATTAGGTGATGAAGAGTATTTATTTGCGTACACGATTGTCGCCGCCACTACGCCCGCATCGGCAGGGTTCCTCACCTCCACCTCCTTCAGTATCGGAGTGTTCCAATAGTCGATGAGGGATACCTTTCCTACGCTAGCGTCGGCTTCAAAGGCAGGTGTTTTTAAAATTAGTGTCGTGTCATCAAGTACATAATCTACCTCTAAGATACCGAACGTCGAATTTGCATTTTCATAGACTATATACTTATTGGTTGGAACATTCGTAATTTCCATATT